CCAAGCCGTACCCATATCAGCTAACATCTCAATCATTCAAATGCTCCTCCATGTATGCAATTGCTTTAGACATTTCAATCATTTCTGCACTATGTGCTTCAAGTTCATTTCCTCCAATGTTCTCTTCAATCCAATCCGGTGTTGTCATTTCGTCAATGTCATTGCGTAACGCTGTGATACCTTCTTGACGGTCTTTAATGCTCATATCTTCCCAAATTGCTTGCGTCATATTCAAAGCCATGGCAGGGACAAGTGGCAACTTATTAAAATCAACTACTTTAGTAAAATCTAACATCTTAAACGCTCTCTTTCATTTTTTCTTCTAATTCGTCTGCAACATCTCCAATACTAAACATCAAATCAGCATAATGCTTAATAATTAAGTTGTATGTAGCACCTTTTGTCATGCCTCCTTTAACATCTGCCTTTTCTAATAGCTCTCTGTGTGCGTGAATAGCTTCATTAATTAGGTCAAAAGCTACTTTCTTTTCAGGTCTAAACTGTGCTACCAATCCAAATGCTTGTCTAATGCCGTTTGCTACCTCTGCGAGGTCTTTATAGGCTTCCGTTGCAACTGGTAAGGTTTTGATATAGAATTGGTCTGTGAAAGGTTCTGTGTCCTTTAATACCTCTGCTAGCTCTTTGTTTGCTTTTTTATTGTGGTCCTCAATCAAACCTGTAATTAACTTTAATTCACTTGTAAACATATTTCTATCCTCTTTCTTTCCAAGACATTCCTAACCCGTCTAACATTGACAGCAACAAAATTGTTTTGGCACCTTTGTGCATTGCTTCAAATGTTTCATGCTCATTTACGTAAGTTTCTTCCATTGCGTCACGATTAGCATGAGTATCGAAAGGCACGTTTTCATATTCTTCTTTATTGTCAATCTCTTTAAGAACCTCTTCAAGTGCTTCAATCATTTTTTTCACGCCTTCAAGCCAAATTTTAGCATTTTCATCAAGGTCTTCCACTCTGTATTTCGCCATAATGTGGTTAAAACGTAATTCAATATCGTCTGACAATTCTACAAGCACGTTTGTCATTGGTTCATCATATTCGCTTGTTTTTGCTGTGCCGTCTTCTGGTAAGTTGTACTTTTTAAGCAGGAACCCAATAAATTCATCATGTAATTTAGCTTGCTCTGTAATATCGTCAAGAATGTTTTCGATTGTGATAGTCATAAGGTTTTACCTCTTTCTTTATTTTATGTATTTATTATAGATTATTTTTTAAAAGATGTCAATTACAAGAGTATTAAAATTTATTACACTTGCATGTCAGTTAGACGATTAAGATATGACAAGCGTTTGTCTTTGTGATACTCCAAGTTATTGCCCCAACGTGTTTGCAAGCTCAATTTAAGCCCTTCAATGATGTAATTACGCAAAATTACGTTTGTATTGATGTCTACTACTTCATAGTGTAGCCCTATATTGTACTGGTTAAGCTCCTCTATTTCACTTTCAGCAAATGCTGTCAAGTCCTCAATGCTCAAACTATTGTACCCAGTTGCAAATTTGATATACTTAAATGTTTTTTCTTCAATCATTAATAAAAAGCTCCTCTCATGATAATTTTTAGTGTGTTGTCTGTTGCATTGTTTTGGTATATTGTAAATTCATCTCTCAAGCCATTTACAGCCTTTCTAAGAGCTTCTGAACTCTCTCCAGATACAATTACCATTAATTCGATTTCTAGCGCTTTAAACGCTTGATATGTGCTCAAATTGCCGTCTATTGTGTGAATATGCTCATGTATATCAGCGAACATTGTACCCATTGGCTCACGTTCATAATCAAGCGATACTGTAAAGCCTAAGTCCTCTAGGAACTGTTTGATGTCTTCTTTTGTACTGCGTTTACTCATTTTTGCACCTCATAGGAGTTAATTAGATACTCGATATTATCTTTAAACCATTGTATTCTCCCTTGTGGACTGAAATATTTAGCATTAGGGACACCTTTTTGGTACATGATTTCCCCAATAACCTTGCTATTTTCAATCGTATCAAGCAAATCAAGTTTTGTCAATACTTTTGCGCTATTAACAATGCTGTCTGCTAAGTTGCTCAATTCAGCAAACTTCATAGCCTTTTCAATCTTTTCGCTTTGGTTTTGGTCGTATGCCATAAGTTCCAAATATTTGTACTGATCGTTGTGTCGTTTTAGCTTTCCAAGCGTATTAAGCACAATAATATCTACTATATCACTGTTTAATACTTCATCTTGTGACCAGTTCATGCCGTACTTTTTATTTGTGTTACGCACATAGTTTTTAAGCCCTTGTTTAATGCCTAATAGGCTGTGAATTTGTTCCAAAGTTGGGAATTCTAAGTAATAAATTTCTTCCAAACGTGTAACCATTTTTTATAAAATCTCCTTTATTTCTGTGATAAATGTTTGTTTAAATTCGTTTATTTTAGCTAATTCAATCAAGTTTTCTTTATCTTGACAGAATATTAGCGGGACATTAACGTCAATCCAGTGTAATGCTTCTTCAAGTGGTGCGCCCTCTTCTAACATCATTTTATCCACAATGTCAAGGGCTTCTTCATAGTCATAACCATTCTTAAAACGGTTGTCAAAGTTGATAAATACCATTTAACACCGCCTTAGAAAGGTAAATCACTATCAGAAACTTCTAAGGGCTCACTTCCACCAAATAAGCCGTTCGTGTCATTAAAAGAAGGCTCTTGCGCTTGGTTTCCTTTGCTCAACTCAAACAATGGAACCACACGCCCGCTCTTAGTGTTGTAATAAGTTTTGTCGCCCTTTTCTTCTTTCTTGACGCTCTCAACGATAACCGTTACATAATCGCCCCATGTACTGCAAGAAGGTATCCAGTTGTTACCAATATAGCCGAATGGATATAAGAAGATTGTGCTTACTAGCTTTGAACCGTCTTTAGTTTGTACTTCACGTGTGTTTTTTTCGTTAATTTGGATAGTTTCGATAATCATTATTTTATTCTCCTTTTTGTAATTCTTCTTTTGTTTTGATAAGTGGTTTAGTCCAATTGGGCAAGTTTTGTACTGCTTCCCATGACATAAACTCTACTTCTTCAATATAATCAGCTTTTAAGATAACACCTGTTTGGTTCATAAAAGTGTAATTATATACTGTGTTAGCACCGTCAAGAATAACCGCATAATTTTGGTTACTTTCTTCAATTATTTCAACTTCTCCACGCAAGTACCAAGTAAGTATTTGAGATAAACTCTCTACACTAGTTTCCCAAAACTTTTCGAGCGCACCGTTTACTAACCAAGGGTCTGTACTATCGTCTTTTACATAGTTTTGGTATGCTTGAAATAAAGAGCCATTGTCTGCACATGTTTTTAATGCTGTGAGTTGTTCTTTTGTTAGTTTAAATGTCGCTTTAATCATTATCTTTTACCTCATGAGCCCATGCCCATACCCAGTGTCCTTCGATGTCTGCAAGAGCATTAACATTGCTTTCTGCCAATATAGAAACATCATCAAAATCATCACTATCTTGCAAAACACCGCTTTTAGTGAAGTAGTGATATGCAAACTGTTCTGAGTCACTATTTTGCTTATGATATAGACGGTATTTCTTTTCATCAAGTTCAAGCTCTGCCTTACCTTGCAAAAGCTCTGTAATAACAATACTTGGATTTTTCCCATCACGAGCTAACTCTTTGATAGCACTATAACTAGCGCTTCCAACATTTTCGACGCTGTGCCATTCTTTCCAAATGTCGAGGAGGTAACTCGGTTTGTCCGCTAAAATTGATGTGATATAGTTAAATGTTTCTTTTGATACTTTGTATTTTTTCATTATGCTTGTCCTTTCATGTCGTCGATTACTTGACCATTTTTGTATAGTTCGTTTGCGTGGTCGCTTGTCATAGTTCCAAGATTAATCTGCTCTAACAACCAAGATTTTTTATACATTTTCTTTTCTGGTTGTTTCGCTTTAGGTGGTTGCTGTGGCTGTTGTTTGCGTGCCTGTGGTGCTTTGCTTTGTGGTGGTCGCTTATTAGTTGCCTGCTGTCTATTAGGGCTGTCAGCGTCTTTAATATCGTCAAGCATGAGCATTTGACCATAAGCATATTTACTTGCGTATGACATGCTTGCTCCAGTGGCTTGTGCTTTATCCATACCCTTCTTATTAACGTCAACCACCGCGTATCCGTCCCCTGTGATAACGTTACCGTCATTATCGTGTAGGGCAACGTGTACACCCACAATCAGCTCACTGTTACACTCAAACACTTCCGTGTTAACAACTTGCTTTAAGTCGTATTTCTTTAGCAGTGGTTTCAAGGCGGTTTGAATATCTTCATTGTTACGGAAATTGTAACCCCCAAAGCTGTTATATTGGCTTTTAGGGACGTTAATTTCATTCACTAGTTCTTGTAATACACCCATTTGTTTTTGTTTTCCTTTCTTAACTTTATGTATTTATTGTAACTCATTATGTGTTACATTTCAATAGATAGAATATTTCTTTTGTGTTACAATTCACTAGGTGGTTTAAATCCTTTCTTCTCTGCTGTACGTTTTATCCAAGTTTGGCGCTCTTCTTCATGCTGTTTGATAAAGTCTTTAGACAATGGCTTGTATTGCCCTGCCTTCTTACCTGTCTTGTATTTCTCACGCTTAGGGAAGCCTTTCACTTGATAGAATTCTCTAGCAAATTCGAAATAATTGAAAGCCATGCTATAAGCTTCTAGCGTGTTATATGCGTGATAGTTTAGTGAAGCGTCCCGCCAGTCTTTGAAATCGTCCCAATCTAATGGAATGCTCATGCTATCCAGTTGCCTCCTTTAAATAGTTCTTCAATATATGCACGTGAACCGTCCCACTCTAAAAAGCCTTGTTTATAACCGTTGATAGTTTGGATAATTTCTGTACGGTCATAACCACATTTAACCAACGCTTCCACATAGTCGTTAAATTTTTCCATGTCTTTTTCAAAGGTTTCGCCTTCTTTCATGCCTGCACGGATTGCGTACTTAACAGCACACAAAGTCATAAACCCTTCTTCCACTGTGAAAATGTCGGAACGTTCGTCTTGTGAAACTTCATTTTTCTTTATCATAAAATCAATCAATTGGAAACCATTTTTATTTGTGTAGTAATCTTTTGCCATAATTTAAAACCAACTTTCTAAAATACTGTTTATTGTGTCCTGTGCGCTCTTCTCGTCCATTTTAAGCGTGTCTATCATATATCTCGATACAACACCTAGGGACATTTCTAACTTGCTTAGGGGCTTGTATAACAGCTCTGCACAGTCGTATAGTGTTGCCCCGTCTTGCTCTAATTTCCTCAACAGGTCTGTTCCCATTGGGTCTGCCTGTTTTGTGATTTCCGTACCGTCCGAAAAGTGATAAGTTATTTCAACTATCTTTTTTTCATCTGGTATAACCCATTCTTTAGTTATCCTAAGTCCTCCTCCAATCCATCTATATAATCTTGCATGTCGGTCATTTGAAGCTCTGCTTGCTGTAGGTCGTCTTCAAGTTCTTCAACATATTCTCCCTGTTCAAAATATTGTTCCTCTAACTTGTCAAGCTCTGCATTCAATTCAGCAATATCATCATTTAACTCTTTAATGATTTTGTCTTGCTCTTCAATAAATTCATTTGCTTCTTCAACTGTTCTAAATTGTCTAACCATTCAATCCTCCACTTTATATAGTTTGAGTGTCCCTATGTTTGGGTTTCTCTTTTTGGGTTTGCGTTTGTCATCTTTTACTTTTTGATAAAACTTTTTACGGTCAAAGTCTGTTACATAGTCGAGTTCGTCAACTGTTCCGACTGTGATTATTTGTTCGTCCCCTCCTTCTACCACTCTATAAAGTGCATAGGTGGTTTTTTCTTTACTCATGTTCCTCCTCCTCGAAATGTTTAGTTACTGCAACACTAGCATTATACAAGCCAGTGATAAATTTTCTAAATACAAAGAATGCAATAACTGCAAGTACAATAAGTGTCAACATTTTTCTTACCTCCAATTTGTTTATTTAATGTTAGGTCAAGTGTGATAAGTTCCGCTTATCTCGTGTGCTTTATTCATCTTACATATTCATTATAACTAACTTTGCAACTAATGTCAATTACTAACTGTTTAAAGTTTCTTTACAATTTGTTACAAACCTTATGCCAACTCCTTCAACTTTTTAAGGTTGTTCAATATTACTTCATAGTCTTTGATTTTTTCGTTAGGAACTTTAGCTTCACTCTTTGCTTCCAAAATTAATTTTTCAAATGCTTTTACGCAATCCATTTTGCCGTTTGCTACCATTTTGTATCTCCTTTATTTATCTTACATACATAGTATAACAATAAAAAAAGCCCCTGTCAATTACAAGAGCTTTAAACTATTATTACGGTTAAGTTACAATACAAGGAATTAAAATAAATGGGGTCTAACCTACTTTCTATCTAGTTTAGTCATTTATTTCTGTAACTTTTCCCGCTAGTTTTAGGGTGTCTAAAAATTCGGTAGCCTCTCCTCCTTCCAATTGTTCGCCTGTTTCCACTTTTATAGTAGGGTCTATGATTGTAAAGCGGTCGTCCACATAGCCCACACATATAGGTTTATCATAGTTAAAGTTACGCGCTTCTACTTCAATAATGGAATACTTGTTTCCCGTCTTTTTGCTTATCTTAGGACTTAGGGTAAAACACACTTCATGCCACGCACCAATAGCAGAACTACCAAGCGCATGCGTTGAGCGTGTTCTGAATAATGGTTCTTCTAAAGACCTATCAAAACAATCCTTCCGAGCGTGAGCCACTACTAAGAAAGTAACATCTCCAAGCAGTAATTTTAGCTTTGTGATACGCATTAGAATTTCATTCATCTTGTGCATATCATTCAAGCTATCGGGACTAGTGAGCATATCTTTCAAACAGTCTAAGATAACCACTTTAATATCTAACTGCTTTATAACGCTGTATAGCTTATTCAGATTGTCTTTATTATCCATTTTGAATATACCACCAGTCAAGAACCATAAGCCCGCTAGTGAGCCGTCATAGCCGTTTAAACGTTGATGTAGGGTAAATTCTGTGTCCTCATTATCAATAATAAGGACATTCGCTTTTGTCGTTTCATGTTCTCCAAACGGTGTGCCAGTTGCAATAGCGTGCGCCATAAAAAGAGTGCTCGAGCTTTTAAAACTTTTCTGTGGTGCAACAACAAGACCCCCTACACCTTTAGGTAGTATGTCTTTAATGTACCAAGAGTTAGCGTCTTGGAACTCTTCTTTTTCTTTTAGGTCTTGTGCAGTGATTAGTCTTTTAAACGGGTCATTATCTACCGCAGTATATCCGAAATCATCTAGCCTTATGGTATTGTCTGTCATTAAATTGTGTTTTCAGCTCTAACGCTCTTACCCAACCTCTTTTGGTTGTGTCACATGGTACAGCATTATAGAGCTGTTTCGCCTTCCTTTCTAAGTTAGTTGTTAGTCCTATCCACCTCATAACAATGTCTTGACTTATTATATCATCTTCAAGAACTCTTTCTCCCACTGTATAAACCCAACCATACAGCTCAACAAATAATTTTATAGCATGTGCTTCTAAGCTGTCATTCTTCTTCATCTAATGCCCACCCCCGATATATACGCTATAAAACTTATAAAGAGCAATGTAGTGCCCTGTGCTGTGTTATTGTCTATAAAGCTAGCCAATGAGAACACGGCTGTTATAACACCAACTAAACAACAAAACATCATAATACTATCTTCATCTATCATTTTTCTTACCTCCTAAAGCATTCGCTATTAAGGCACTCAAACCACTGGAAACAATGATAAAAGCTACAAGCCCGCATATTATATTTATAACATCTAACATTAATACTCCCCTAACCATTCTACAAAAGCCACTAATAAGCTCAAAACCCCTGTTGTGAACCACACAAGGAAAAGCCCATTAAAGTTGATAATTGATAATAAGAATGCCAAAAAGGCACAAACTAAATAAACGTATTTCATTTCTATACCTCTCTTTTTATTTTATAATTGTTCGGACAAAGTTTTTTTAATATGGGAACTTTATAACCTCATGTCTTTGTATTATTAATATATCACACTTGAAAACAAATGTCAAGTAAAAAGCATAAAAAAAGAGAAATTCTTTTAAAGAACTTCTCTATAATCGAATAGCTTTATTTATATTTTGCCCTTTTGCCTATTCGGGTTTTTACCCCTTATACCCCTTATCGTGTATTATAGACCGTACTTAATAACTCCACCTAATAGAATATTTTGCTTTAGGTTTCACAGTCGCAAGCCTTATGCCTATAATCGTCACGGAGTGTTTCTCTTCTCGACACTCATGGAAGCCTAAGTAATTGGCAAACAGGTCTAGGGACTTTCTTCAATTAAGCTTTAAGCCGTACGCTTTTTCTATGCCTCTTGTCTATAACGTACACAACCTCAAAAGTCACTACTTAGGAAGGCTTTCGATATTGACAACCTTATTCAGTATTGCCCTCTCTATTGTCGGATATAACAAGCCTATCAGTTATAGCCCTATTCGATTACATTATTATTATAACATACGTTTTTAGCTTTTCCACCCTTTTTAGACACTTTATGTACATTTGTTTAAAATCCTATAACAAAGCCATTTACTAATATATTTTAGACATTTTGCACACTTTTGTCTAATTTTGTGTACCACTTCTATTATATCAAAATACTAAAAATAAGTCAAGCTTTTTGCACCGTGTATAATAGTTAATGTGATTGATGGAGGTAATCACTTATGAAAAGTAAATACATGTGTCCCACTATTGAGGACTTTGAGCAGGCAATTAGTTTCTTGAAAAGGGAAGACCTTATTAAGAAGATTGAATATAATAAATCTGATTGCTATGCTGTTATATACACGGAGGAGTTGCCCATTTGAAAAAGATATTAAGTATTGATTTTAGTACCTCTAATTGCGGGTACTCCTTCAAAGAGAACGATAAATATTATTATGGTTCTATTGAAGGTAAAGGAAAAACAGCTTGGGAACGTACTGAGTGGATAGCACACAATTTAATAGACTTAATAGATACCTATGATTTAAAAGGGTGTCATATGATTGTAGAAGAGCCTATTATAGGACGCAATCAAAAAGGGTCTATTACACTAGCTAATTGCAATGGCTTGTTTATCGGCTTAGTGCGCGAACACATTTCTAGCTTTGAGTTTATTTCTAATACAAAGTGGTGCTCATTTAATTTGATTAAAGGTAAAAGATTAGAACGCAAGCGTGAAAGCATGGAATTACTTATTAATCATTTACTGAAAGATGTAGACGAGTTTGAGGTGTGTTCTGACGAAGCAGACGCCTATTGCCAATTACTTTACAAGGAGGCGCAATAATTGGAAGAATGGAAAAAGGTCAAAGGATATCCTAAATATTCAGTATCAAGTTATGGACGGGTGCGAAATGATGAGCGCAAAATAATGTTATCACTTGGAAGTAAAAATCAAGCAGGTTATGTATCGGTTATGCTTTACAGTGATGAAAAGATAAAGCGCGTTACAGTACATAAGTTAGTAGCAGAACATTTTATATCTAACAAGGATAAAAAGCCCCAAGTGAACCACATAGACGGTAACAAGGGAAACAACGCTGTTAATAACTTGGAATGGTGTACACAGCTAGAAAATAATGCGCACGCTATTGCAACTGGTTTAATTGACCGAGGTTTGCATATTAGTGTAACTAAAGAAGGAGAAACCCACTCTTTCAAGTCGTGCACAGAGCTAGCTAATTTTATGGGCTATGCACCAAGCACAGTACGTTCTTGGTTTCAACGGTACGGCAAAGAAATACCTTTTGAGAAAAAAGGATATACAGTAAAAGTAGAAAAGGAGTGATTAATGATACCATTTGTTCAGGTCGCGACACCTAACGTAAATGTATCGGGTACTAGTGGTTGGTGTTTGCAGTATGTAGATGACGCAGTAAATGCCCCTAATCGTGCACCAAGTGCGCAACAGTCTTGGAATAATGCAGTAGCTAACAAGACAGCGCACCCCAATGAAGAACCACCTAACAATGTGTGGGTACCTGTTTATTACACTATTGAGAATGGGCAATATGCAGGTTATGGGCATGTTGCTTGGTACTATTCAGACGGTAAGACGACTAAGATTTACGATAGTGAATATGCTAGTGGCAAACGTAATAAACCATACGGCAGTGGCGCAGAACTCATAAACTTTATGGGTTGGAAAATGCGCTACCTTGGTTGGTCGGAAGTTGTGGACGGTGTCCGAGCAGTCAAGAAAGACGCTAAAGAAGAAGCTATTAACGTATTTAAGGAGGGCAAAATGTTTTTTGTAGAAGCAGTAAATGTTAAAAATATTTACATTGTAAACCAATCGGGAACTTATCGCCGAGTACCTAACCCAACTGTATTGCAAGCAATGCGAAAAGAGTTAGGCTATAAGACGGTTAAGATGACTAAAGCAGAGCTTGACAGCATGTTTAAAGAAATGAAATAAAGGAAGTGATTAATTGAATGTTTACAATCCACTTAGACCACAAGCGGAAGATGTAAGTTTTTCAAGTTTCACGGTATCCAATCCAACAACTGACCTAATTCTACAGAAGTGTTTAGGTTTGGTTTCTTACTTTGACGGAGTGAATTATAAGGATAGTGCACAGCTCAATGACTTATTCAGTTTATGTCTAACAGGGCAAGAAGTGTATAGAATTTCACTAGGTGGCTTTTCTTATTATGCTTTAAGGGTAAACGGAAATCAGTTTAATATCTATGTTAGAGAACCAAACAAAAGAATGGTAACAGTTAGAGCCGATAGTTACGAGCTAATTTATAATCCATTCTATGGAGCTAACCCACGTCGCTTTAGTTCTTTGTTCGGTATGGCTTCTAATGGTGTTGGGCGCAGGTTGGATAGTCAAGGGCAAATCAAAGTCTATTGGCACACGAAAGTAGCAAGCGGATTAAAAGAAGTATGGGACAGATTGCGTGAGCGTCTTACCCGTATGACAGAGCTTGCTAAAGAGTTCCGAGGTATGACGGTGGTAAGTGATACAGATAAAATCACTCAAATGCAACCAGATTACAGCGGGTCTGTTAAGAATGACGGGGAGTTGGCAATTGATATTGCATTGGCTGAATATGGTATGCCTAGAGAGCTTTTATACGGTACAAGTAACGAGGTTTCTCTTATCACATTTATCGTGCAAAAGATACAACCGCTTATCAAACAGCACAGCCCAAATGCAACGTTTAACCGTGAAAATTTTGTAGCTTATATTTCAACAACAGGAAAGGAAGGTGCTCTAAATAGGAGTCAAAGCAATTCGGGGGATAGCAAATCCCTTGGGAACGTTGGACAGTCACAAAACGGTAATTGAGAGTGTCCGCAATGAAAAAGAAGGTGTAGACATCTGTAACCGACACCGTGAGAAAATCGGTTCAGGTTTTATCCATGTTGAGGACGGCAATTTAATCCTCACAGGATATGTACAAGACGACGCTTATGAGGGTTCACTTGAAGACGCAGGCTTGTCTATTGGTTGGAATGCCTTAGATATGAAAGCCCGCGAGGTGGACGGAATTGCGTTTTATAAAGATGTCGTTGTGAAAGAGGTGTCACTTACTCCATTGCCAAGTAATAAAGGCGCTAAAGTGACAAAAGTACGAGAAGAAGAAAACAAAGAAGAAGGAGAAAAAGAGAACATGGGTGTAAATGACGGACTTAACGCAGTAATTGAACAACTTGCGGAAGAAAAAGCTGAAAAGAAAGCTCTTGAAACAAAACTACGTGAGCTAGAAGAAGCACAAACTGAAATGAAGAAAGAGCGTGAAGCTCAAATCCCAACAGACACGGCTAAAGATGATGAAGAACTCTTTTATCGTGAGTTGGGTGCAGAAATGCAAAAGACCCCAGAAAAAACTTTCCTGCGTGAGTTTACTAATGCGGGGTCATTGGCTGTATCTAACCAACTTGGGTCTATCACTTCACAATGGGCTGCTAAATCTTCACTCTTTGCAGGGGCTACAAAAGCACGCTTCCAAGGTTTGACTTTGGCAGATGACGGGGACAACGGTATTTTCAAAGCTGACCTCTTTGTGGCGGGCGGAGATAAGAAAAAAGCTCTCACACCAACAAAACGCTCTTTGCGTCCTCAAATGGCTTACGCTTACATGGAAATGGATAAAGGGACTGTATCGGGTGTAGATGACACAGGTGAACTTTCTAAATACGTTATGTCTGTGCTTCCGCAACGTGTTATCAATCAAATTGAATATAACATGGTTTATGGTAAACATGACGGTTCTAATGGTATCTATGGTCTTAAAGGCGATACAACTGGTTGGACTCCACAACTCACTTTTGACCTTGCTAAAGTTGACTTGTTTGAGGTATTGACTGACGCTATTGCAGAGGTTTCTTATAATCAAAATGTAGTAGTTGTTATGCACCCCAAAACTTATGCACAACTGCGTAAAGCTAAAGGTTCAGACGGTCACTCACGTTTTAACGAGTTGGCAACTAAAGAGCAAATCGCTAACTCGTTTGGTGCTATCTCAATTGAAACACGTGCTTGGGTGGGTCAAAATGAAATCGCAATGTATATCAAAGAAGAGTTTGTCCTTATTGGCGACTTGGATATGAATAACTACGTTGACTTTGACTTGCGTTACAACGTGGACCAATGGTTGGCAGAAATGCTTGTTGGTGGTTCTATCCGTGGTCGTGGTCGTTCTGTGTTTATCACTTTAACACCTAAAGGCGAAGAGTAAAATAGAATAGGAGGGCTTTGAATGGCTTATTTTGATGTAACAAGTCGATATGCCCAAACTATCACGAGCGTATTAGAGGGGCAGACATTCGAGCAGTTCCCTCTTTTATCACGCTTGCGGGTAGTTGATAGTGATGTCTTACAAACGTTTAAAGTTGTGGAAGGTTTAGCGGGTAACTTTGAAACTAAAGTCCTTGGGGACGGTAAAGCCTACACGCACGAAATTGTTTTCCATAACAACGGAGATATTACACAGGGTGCTATTAACGTTGCTGTTGACATGATTACACGACAAATTTACAAAGACCTTGAGAAAGATATGGTAGACAGTGCACTTGCTCATAGTACAGGAACATTTGTACAGGGTGTGTCAGACATCATCTTGACAAATGATAATGACTATGTACCTTTATCTATCCCTAAGTATCAAGTTGATTACTTTAAAACTGCTAAAACTATTGCAATCAATCCAGATACTGGGGTCTTGTTCGGGGAGATAACTCCTACAATCGTTGTGAGCATGGATATGCAACACAATAAAGTAAAAGTGTACGGCACTATGCGCTGTCTTGGTGCTTGGTATGCCGACAATGTAACAAAAGAAATCGGAGGTAATGCTTAATTATGGCTTATACAGCTTTGAATGAACTCACGCACGGTTTGGGATATGGGGTGGCTTTCTTAAAAGGTGCTTCTACTACTAAAGGTGTCCCTATTGCGGGACTGCGTGCTATTGATACCGAAAATAACCAAGAGAATGTGAACTTTTACGCAGGATTTAGTGCCCCGTATCGTACTATTGCAGGTGCGTTAAAACGTGAAATCACTGTAAAATCTTATGACCTACCGCCGGAATTTGCTTGCCATGCTCTTGGTTTTGAAAACTTGGGCGGGTCTTTCATGGGGGACGACACAACAGCCTACAAGCCTTACGGGTTTGCATATGCTGAACGTTTCCGTGATAATGAAAAGACAGGTTATAAAGTTACTTTCTACCCAAGTGCACAGGCTACTACTCCAAGTGACAGCGCACAAGCTGACGAGGATAGCCCAACAGGTAAAGAGTACGAACATAAAGCGACTATCACAAGTGGTAACTTTGTCGTGAAAGGGAAAGCCCGTTTGCTTATCAATTTTATGGTATCAGATGAAGACTTGGCAACAGGTACAAGTAAAGAAGCTCTTGCATTTAAGAAACTCTTTACAGAGTTGAAACCATTAGAAGTAACTGACATTGGTATACTGGGCGGATAATTTAAAGTAGGGGGTGGCTTGGAAGGTAATAGTACCCCTTATTATATTACTTAATTACTTAATAGATATTACTTGACAAAGGAAGTGAAATATGTTAAAAGAAGAATTTTGTTTTTCCTATGAAGCACTAGCAAAAATGGAAGACTTGGGCATTAACTTTATGAAAATTGATAGTGAAAACTTTGTAGAGATTGCCCGTTTTTATTGGGCTTGCTGTGATGATAAGTACACAAAAGAGGAAATTCTTCACACAATCATGCACGGGAAAATGCCAATCACTATGGGGGAAATCATAGATAAATATATGGCAGAGGATAAACCAAAAGGAAAGCAAGGTGTGGTAATTATCCCAGATAAGCCACAGGAGCTAAATACAGCCCAAATAAGCGCTGTTTGCTCTTCTCTTGGTATAACTTACCCAGTCTATGCGAAACGCCCCTTAAAATGGACGCTAGGGCTAATTAAGAAACTCATGCCAAAAGAGAAAGAAAAAGTTACAGCGGACGAGTTAAACAATATGGAACATGTTGAGGTAAAACTATGGCAAAGACCACAATCAACCCCGAAAAAGTAGTAGGGGAAATCACAGGGGACTTAGCAAAGAAGATTGCACGAGTTCATAACGATAACTTACAAGAGGTCAAGAAGACACGTAAGAGCACATTAGGGGGCGATTTTAGCCGTTATCCAGTTACCTTTGATACTTCACAGCTTAAACCTCAAACAAGAGCGTACGGCTCAATTAAAGGCGGTATGATTGGTTATATCAATGGTTTCAAATCAAAAGACGAAAGTTGGCGAATGCTTAACGTTTTGGCACATGATAGATATTTACACCAAAGATACAGCAGACATCTAGTAAAAGCTAACTATGATTACAAATCAAATGCACAGAAAATTAGACGACAAATAAGGGGGCTTCTATAATGGCTAAAGAAAAATATGTCATTCAGACCGAGTTAGAAACTAAAAAGGCTTTATCAGACGCAAAGACGCTACAAAAAGAAATTAATGAGATTGGACGAGTTGCCAAGAGTGCGAGCAAAAACGCTAAAATAACTGGTAAAGTTGAGATGAAAGACAAGGCAATCAAGGATACAGAGAGAGCCTTATTACTTGCTAAAAAAAACGTTGACCTACTAACGCAATCACTTGCAAAAGTCAAGTTGAATGGCGGTACAGAGAAACAAGTTTCAAATTTAGAAAGTCAATTACGTAAAGCGCAAATAAGTGCAAACAACTTAGAAAGTGAACTGCACCAACTTAAAGGGATAGATGTCACACCACGGGGCTTAGACAAGTTTAATTCTACGTTTAGCGGTGGTATGGGTAAAATCAAATCATTCGGGGGTAGTCTATTAGATATAGGCTCTAAGTTCTCAATGATTTTCACAGCCGTGTCAAGCGGTATTGGTATGGTGTCTAATGGTATCGGGAAAGCAGTTGACCTTGTTGGAGGTTTTGCTAATCGCTTAATGAATACCTATGACAGCCAATTGAGTGCACAAAAATCGCTTTCAGTTACACTTGCAGACGGTGCGAAAGGTTATCAAGATTTTAATAGCCATATTGAAAAAGGTTCGTTACTCTTGCAATCACAACGTAATGACCTTGCAGAACTTGCTTCTTACATTTCGGGTTATGTAAAAGTAACAGGGGACGAAGCCTTTGAGATTGTCAATGCTATTAATACTGTTGGGGATAGCCTAGGACTTTCAATGGACACACAAAAACAATTCACTTACGGTCTGTCACAGGCTCTTGGTGCAGGTGCATTACATGCGCAGGACTTTAACCAGATTATGAGTTCAGCTTTAGGGGCGCAGTTCCGTGACATGTTAATTCAAGCATATAACGAAATTAACCATACTAGCATAGGTTTGGGAGAGTTCAAGCAAGCTATGGAAGACGGGGCATTTAATACCGAGGTCATGAACTTAGCTCTTGAAAAGTTCAAACAACAAGCAGAGAACACAGCAAACAGCGGTCAAATCACATTCACACAAATGCGTGAAATGATTACAAAAGGGTTTGACACGAGCGCCTTGAAAGGTTTCCAATCAGAAATATCAAGTGCAGGCTTTAGCATGGGAGAACTTGGGGACACTGCTACAAATCTTTCTATGCTTGTCGGCGAGAAAATGGGACAGCTTGCGGGATATGTCGTAAATAACATGATTAAGTTAATGGACGCTAACGGGGACGGTGAGGTGTCTAATGAAGAGTTAGGAAAAGCATTCGACAAAGTAGCGGGTAAAGTTTCAGACGCTTATTATGAAGTGCGTAACTGGTTGAAGCAAATTAATTGGGCAGATGTTTCGGGCTTTGTCGGTGACATGGGCGAAATGGTTCGGGCTTTAATGAATTTAATAGATTGGATTGCTGACGCTATACGTTGGATTGACCGCTTAAATGACGCACTACCAAAAGTTAAGAGTACAGAAGAAAGTCTTAAAAGTTTTGGTATTGGTTCGGGTGGTATCTTCGGTATAGGTAATCTATTCAGATTACAGAGCGATTTAACAGGTATTGACAATCAGTTAGACGGTGTCACAGAGAAGATATACGGCTCTATGAGTAAGCCTTTAGGTATGCACTTGCAACTATTCGGGAACTATGATAAAGCTACTCAAAACTTGCTTTCTAACGTTCCTGTGGGCTTTAATGGGTCAATTGGTAACACCAACAGCCAGACAAGCTATGACCAGTCACAAAATAAAGTGAATATCAATGTTTATGGAAATGACGCAGACAAGATAGCGAAAGATATTTATAGCAAACTTGAAAGAAACGGTATTAAATTGACACGGAGGTAATAAGAGAATGCCAGTATATACGAAAGGTCAAATATACGGCTCTCAAATGTGGAAGAATTACGCAAATAAATGTAAAAATGAAGCCGGACATTGTGAGAGATGTTATAAAACTTATGACCTTATAGCGCACCACATTGTACCGATACAATGGGTAAATAGTAAAGTGGAAGCGGACAGCAGGGAAGAACTTATATACCAACCTATTGAGGTAGTATGTCACGCTTGCCACCAATCGAAAGAAAGAAGCGGGGACTTAGTAGACTATGCAAAACTAATAGCAGAGGGGAGAATTTAAACATGAGTAGGTTAACAGAATGGATAGGGGACAGTTCAAAAGAATGGGGGGCTGAAATTGTAGCTCTTAAAGAGAAAGCTCTAAAAATAGAAGATGAAATTGACTATAAAAGAGCAGATGAAATCTTTAATTTCTTAGAAGAATACATGACCTTGCCAAACAATGAGCGTTTTAAAATCATACCTTATCATAAAGCTGTGCTTACTCTAACATTCTGTATCCCTTATGATGTATCAGAGGTAGTGGTTATTGTAGGTCGGTCAAATGCAAAATCAATACTTGACGTCATGATCGCTTTAGTTGTTATGTTTTTGCTTCCTATGCCTAACGCTGTAATAGCTCTTATGGCAACGAAAAAAGACCAAGCGCAACAAATCTTGATGAAACACTTTAGAGCCATGGCAAACACACAAGGAACGATTATAAACCTGTTTCAAAATCAAATCAAAATCAATCAAGACAAAATCAAAGTCAAGGATAACTCTTTTTTGGATAGTAAAGGCACAGAAATTACTGTATATGCTTCTAATGAGGATAGCCTTGACGGTGGACGGGAACAGCTTGTGATCGTGGACGAGTTCGGAGCATTCAAAAAGAACCCACTTATCACAATTAGACAAGGGCTTAGAAAGAATAAAGGGCTCTTGTTTATTTCAACCACTAACAACGTCATTCGTGGCGGTGCTTATGATGATGAGTTGAAATCATGGAAAGAATGGGTAAGGAACGAGGACTTTACACGTTGGGTGTTCTATTATGCTTTAGATGATTATGACGAGGTACACAAACCAGAAACGTATCACAAGGCTAACCCCGCAATAGGTCTTACAATCACATTAGAGGACATACAGAGCGATTTTATAGGCGCTTTGGGTAATCCTATCAAAATGGCTAAAGTTATCACTAAACGCTTTAATTTGAGCATGCACGATACTACAAGTATTTTCTCAAAACAAATGGTGGATAATTGTTTGTGTGATACTCTTGACCCAAGTGGTAAATTGGTTGTAGTTGGTTCGGACTTCTCTATTAGGGGAGATGTTTGGGGCACTGTTCTTGTTTGGAGAGAAGAGGGGCACTATTATGTAAAGGCTATCCCTATCATGCCAGAAAGCGCAGCTGATAAGTTTAGACACTTAGGAGAAACTATCACGCACAGTACTGACAGTAATAAAAGTGATGAAGCGTGGGAGATGTTCATGACACGAGGAGTAAAAGACGCTATCCCGATTGCTTTATGTTATGACCGACAACACGCAACTAACTTCTTAAGACGCTTTGAAGAAACGTATGACATTGAATTTTATGAAGAAGTTAAACAGAACTCTTTCCACTTGTCTAATACGTTAGAAAATATGCAGTTACTTATGCAGGAAGGTCGATTACACTTTGATAGTCAGTTGCTTGGGGTTCACTTGATGAATGCCGAAACGGTTATAAATGACTTTGGTTTAATGCGTATCAAGAAAAAGGGTTACGCAGATAAGATTGACCTAGCGGACGCTTTAAGTGACGCTATGTGGTGGTTTATTGAAAAAGAAGAATATGCGGAGGATTTTTTCAGCTAATGAGTAAAGATAAAGAAAAGATGTTAGAGGCTTTACGAACTCTAGCTTTTGGTGGAGATGAAGTAAAAGAGGTTGTTCAATATCAAAGGGGGGCGAATGGTCGAGATGTGGTAAAAGGTAAGAACGTGACCACCACACACAAACTACCAGATAAGCAAGCATTGTTTAAGCTCATGGAGATTGAGGGCGTATATATTGAACCTAAAGTAGAGAAAGTTAAGACAGCTATTGAGGAAGAAAAAGCAGAAAAAGGGCTTGAAGACTTTGCAAAGGGTCTTAAATTGAATTAGGAGGGATATATGGGAGAATATTTTACAGCGTATTGTTATAACCCAGAAAATGGCTATGATTTTGCTAAGACCCAACAAGTGCCACCTAACTTGTTTATGAGGAGTTCCTTTAAAGATTACGGCAACTTCAATCCTACTAAACCAACAACTCAAGAAACAAGCCAATTTGAGCAAATAGACGGTGGTAATCGGGCAATAGTCAAGAACCCTATAGAGGGAGAGGACAGCGTGTTTAACTGGTTTCCAGAAACAGGACGCACTAAGTCACTTGGTTTACGCTTGCAATCTAACCCAGACCACACAGGTGAAACTTATTGTGTCGGTATGCACATGCGAGCAAATAACTGGGTATATACACCAGAACCACAATTAGAGGCGGGTACAGTGGTAACAATGTCGGTTTATATTTACAATAATGATGACTATGCGCACACTTTCAACACACTCACAAACGAAAGTAATGACCCTACTAAGTGGAATGGTGCAAGTGAGAGGTTCGCAGGCACTAGCGTTCAAATAGAAGCCAAATCATGGGCACGATTAGAATGGCAACACACGCTGAAATATAACCATAAGGGGAGTTATTCAGAGCAGGGCGACTTAGGTATGCAAGTGTATCAAGATGAGTTATCAGGCACTATCAAGGCAGATTTCGTTATCGCTATGCCAAAAGTGGAAGCAGGCACACAAGCTACTCCATATCGGGACACTGCATACGAGTTTGGAAGTACAACATATTGGCGAACTCATGACCCTGCATTTAGACCTTATGTAGGCAAGAGCGTGACAGACAGTGACAATTGGGAAGACTACACAGGGTGGGAGCAAGTAAGCACGGAAAGCCTTGATAATCGTAACGCAGATATTGGATACACAAAAGCAGAGGTTCACTGCATAATGCTACCAGAGGACACAGCGCAGGGAATTGGCGGTCAAAGACCTAAAATATGGGTAGGTATTGACAGCGATACTTTCAATGTAGCCACAGGACGCACAGTACAATTCTCACAACTTAATAGGGAACTAAACTTTGTGGGACACATTGCAGAGTGTGAAACGGACAATGCAGGGGCATATAATTACAACGACAGCACTTGGGTAAATATGGGCGACATTATGTACTGCTCACAGAATGGGCTTCTTATTGACCCAGTTGTCGGAGAAATGGCAAACTTAGGGGACGACGGCTCACAATACGCAACAGGAACACTCACACGGGTTGACGAGGTTGCAAGGGACATTATACGTAACTTGGGGGCTTCTTATACAGGCGCTTTTGCTGACGTCGATTACAACCAAGAGGCTGAAAGTTTTAGACCTAAGACAGCGGGGCTCAAAATTGCAAGTAAGAACCACCCAGACGCAAGCGGGGGAGCAGGTTCTTATATAGAACAAATATGGAACTATGGCATGACAACAAAGCCATATAAAATAAATCGCTTTACAACTAAGTCAAAATGGACTAAAGCAATAACAAACTTTATATATAACGACGGTGTGACCGTGTTTAGCCGTATGTGGAATGAAATGCCAGACTGGTTTAGAGGTGGTAACATTGGAGATATTAAACCATTACCACAGCGTATTATGATGATTAATATGACGACTAAAAAATGGTGGTGGTTCAACTACAATAAAAAAACAGGTCTATGGGAAAGAAGTGCAGAGAAAGCCCGTGCAAGTAGCGCACCTACTTTAATTAGTACAGCATATGCTAATGGTTTGCCGAAAGATGGTAAATTAAAAGGCGCTGTTATCTTCACAGACACCAATTACGCAGATTACAGCTCTAAAATGATGCCTTCATCACTTGGGCTTGATATTCTTTTCCCAGACGAACGCAAAGAGAATTGTTACTATGCACCTATGTGGCATGATAATAGTTATAGAAGTGATATGTACTATTGGGGAGATACCTCACTAGTGCGCAACAACTTTAATTTTAACGACCAAAAATACGGAGTGTTCGGAGTATATGAAATCAATTTAATGAGCGGTACAATGACACTACGCAGAGTATGGAACAGATAGAAAGGAAATAAAATGGCACACAAAGGTGATACTTATGTGGGCAACATGAGTCAAATTAGAGTTATAAGTGAGGTAAACGGGTTTGACATTCACTTTTACAACCCACTTGAATTTTTAAACTATGGTGTATCAGAGCTAGAAGCGTCTATATCACGTGACTTATTTAAATACATGTACAGTCCAAACCACACGCTTATAGGGCAATTTACGAGCTTAGAAATGGGTTTCAGTGTTCTGTATATGATTGACCCTAAACAGTGCACACGAGGCGAAACATGGACGGCTAACGGACATATAGACATGACTATCAAGATATATCGCATAAAGGTGTTATATGATATTGAGATACTGCAAGCCCCAACACCAGAACTAGACGGACAAGTGACACACAAACTAAATGATTGCATGTTTCACGTAAGCCACAACGAAAGCTGGGAATTCGCGCTAAGTAAAGAATTTGTTCATGCGGGGCAATATTGTAGCGTTCCTTACGATTGGGAAAGCGAAGCAGAAATACGTAAGAAATGGTGGAAACAATACGAAGAAACTCTATACTATAGAGGTTATTACGTTGTACAAGGTAAGGGACTAAGGGGATTGCGAGGTTATTGATGGGATATTTAGGTGGTTATCAAGATAAAGAGAATTTGACACAAACAGGACATGAAAGAGAGTTTGAAAGCTCACTAGACGGCTATAATGTGCATTTTGAGGAAGGTTTAGACCTTTTTGGTATTGGTGTAAGGGAAATAGACTTTTGGTGTCCTAAGGCGCTGTATTATGCTTTACAACGTGAGTATAGTATATTACACCCGATTAAGGCTACACAGTATCAAACACCTAACTTATGGCGTATGTCAAATTTATATAGCGGTACAGATGATGTCATAAAAGAAAATGATTGGCTGGACACTTTTGCGGAAAAACGCACATTATCACAAAACACCTACATTTACTCTTATACTCACAATACCTTTGCCTCTAATAGCTCTAATATGATTACGCAGTTCTCTATACCTACAACAGCAGAAAAAGGGGCTTACGATTGGTCGAGAAATCAAAAACATGGTACAGCGACATCAAGCGAAAATATAAACGGATTGGGCTTCTTTTGGAAAGGTTCAACAACATACACACTTAGATTTAAGTTAAGGTGTGACCGTGACCAAGTGGGTCAGGGGTTTAAGGTTCAAATAGGACAATCGGGTAACCAAAACATAGACACCACAAAACCTATATATATCAATGGTCGTGAAATGGGTTATTGGTATCCAGATAGTGGTATGGGAGCAACCACAACAAGGAGGGTTTACTGTCAAGTTAGTTTGGAAGATATTATTGGTAAAGATGTGATGGACAAAAAAAGCCCGTTATGGCATGTGTTTGAGATACAATTTACGACCTTGCCACAAGCTCAATTAGACGCTAAAACGTATCACACTGTTCGTTTAAATCTTAAAAGAGGTACACAGCTATCCATGTTAGAGCCTATGCTTTATGAAGGGGAAAATACACTAAATCCGGAGTTTACTATGACACCGCAGGAAGTGTTTGAATATGAGTATGACAGAGGGTTGCAAGGTCTTACCTTTATACAGCCTGCATTAGGCTTTTATTACAGTAAAGAATATGACTTTGCATGTGCTTATAAGGTTAATCAGTTGAAAGGATTGCAGGTACTTGACTATAACGAGAGCACAGGAATGTTTAAGATTAGAGCTGAAATAGATGTGTTTAAGCAAATCAATAATGTGGAAGTGAAGTATTACGAAAAGAATGCAGACGCAGTTGCAGATACTAGCATGAGTATTTATAATACAATTGCACACAGTAATATCATAGATGATAGTGGAGGAAGCACAAGTAATAGCAGTTACTTTTTAAAGACAAGTGGTAAAGGCGGAATAGTAACAAGTTTCCATGTTAACCCAAATAATAACTTAGTGCCATATACATTTATGGGAAGTGTACAAACAGATACTTGGGATTTAACAGGATACACAAATGTTTGGGGCAATATGATGTACTACTATACAGGCGACGCAATGGAAAATAAAGTAGAGAATTAAAAGGGGAATAGAATGAAAGAAATAGCACTAGTTTTATTTATGCAAGCATTGGCTTTGGCAATTGAGTTTATAGACACAGGTACTTTAACACCGAGCGTAAAGAAAAGGCTAAGTATTGAAGGTATTGTGTTAGTGGTGTATGTAGCAGGTAATACAGTGTTCAAAGGTATGATAAGCACAGAGTTACTTAGCTTGATTGGTACTGTATATATTGGTCTTGTGTGTGCTTCATTGTTTAAGTTCTTGAATGGAATGAAAGATAAAGTTACAGACCTTACCGATTGAGTAGAGTAGTAGTATATAGTGTAGTATAGTAGTATAGTATAGATATAGATAGAGATAATCATGATTTATTTTTAAAATTATGGTTATTTTTTTATTCAAAATTTTTCGTGATTTCTTTGAGGATATTAAAGGGGGTGTGTATATAAGGGGGTGGGCTCTCTATCAAGCCTAACTCCTCAAAAAGTAAAAAAGTGAATTTTGCATTTCAATTTGACATAGCAAAGCATACCTCCACAAGCTCCATATAAGCCCGTATGAGCATTTTACAGCACACCTCCTATGACATATCAAGAACAAACAAAAACAGCCCTACAAGCTCATATATAAGCTCATAAGACTATTTATTAAAATCTTTCTATAAACAACTTCCTAACCGAACTTTTCGATAAGCCAGTCAGTTAATGCAACCACTCCAATAGCCATAGCTGTGAACGTTCCAAGCATAAATAGACCGAACAAAAATATTATAACCATTGTTAACCAAGCCGTACCCATATCAGCTAACATCTCAATCATTCAAATGCTCCTCCATGTA